CGCATCATTCGCTGATCGTGTTACAGTAAATGTTGTACCTACAGCAAGTGTACCTGTTAGGTTTGCACTTAGTGTAAGTGTCTTAGTACCAACGTCGATACTAGAAATTGTAGTTGAGCCAGGAACGCCACTAGCAGAAGTGATTGAATCACCTGCACTGATGCCTGTTACTCTATCAACAACAACTTCTGCCTGTCCACTAGCAGCACTTGAAGTGTTAGTAAGAACTGTAGTAGGATCCCCTAATGCAATAGTAGGATCGTTGACACTCATCTCTGCAGAGTTAACAGTAGTTGTAGTACCATCAATCTGCAAGTCACCTTTGATAATAACCAATCCAGCTGCGTCTCCACCTGCAGGATATGGGTCAATGATCATCTCAGTACCAGCAGTGGTAGAGATGACATTACCATCCATCTTCAACTGGTCAATAGTGAACTCACCAGTTTGACCTATGTTACCTTGAATGGTAGTGGTTCCATTAAAAGTAACTCCATTTTGGAATGTTGTGGTTGAATTAACAGTCAACGCATCACCAGGTGCATCACCAATTTGAGCATCACCTTCAACTAGAAGAGAGCCAGCAGAGACTTTTCCTCCTACACCAACACCACCAACAACTTGTAGTGCACCAGATGTGGAGTTAGTAGATGCAGTAGAGTCTGCAATTTTGACAGCAACCTGATTGTCAAACTCCCAATCAGCACCATCAACTCTTACTTTGTCTAGTGAAGTCTCATCATAACGGATACCACCATCCTTATTAGTACCGAAGTATAAACGAACATCATCAGCAACACGCAAGTCGGGGGTACCTGCAGCACGCTTGATGTCCAATACAGCATCGGAATCATTGAATACAAATTCAAGATCACCTGTGGTTCCAAATTCTAATTCTTGACCGTCCTGTATAACGATCTTACCAGTACCATTTGCAGCTAAGACTATATCTGTATCTGCTGTACCAGTTGTAATAGTATTACCATTTATGTTTATATCATCTACGTTCCAGTTATCAACCTTTGAATTGCTGTCTACGATGACTGCAGAACTGCCAGTAAGTGTACCTGCAACATGATCAAGCATGTCTGTGAAGTATTTACCACCAACTATCTGTGCAGCACCGTTATTATCACCGACAAACAGACGATCATCTGCGTTTGCCTGTGTACCGTTACCACCGATAGTTACGGCTAATTCACCGTAAGTAATGGTTCCTGGTGCTGTTGCTCCAGTACTCCTTTTAATGAGTATATTTGATGCCATCAGAAGCTACCCCCGTTGATAGTGATGTTATTTAAGACGTTTGTTGGTACAAATTTTGTATCTGTAGCAGAGTAAACAAGAACAGCTCCATCAGATAATCCACCTTGTGATGTATCTGTTAGGTCTACATCGGACATTCCTCCGATAGTACCACCTCCACCACCTGTGGCAACTCGTGTCACCTTAGGTACGGATTGATCTCCAAATCTTAATCTTGCCATTAGAGTGTTACCCCCTCAAGTACGCTTACAGAACCTTCGAGCACTCTGGATTTTGTTCCAGATGCTGCAGTAATAACTACATCATATACATAACGACCTGACTTCATTGCGGCCGTTTGTCCATTTGTTAGAGATAACTGTATCTGTCCAGATGTAGCAGGAGATAGAACTGCTGCTGTCACTGTTGTAGAAGTGCTACTTGTATAGTGCTTTTTGATTTTACAAGCTACTGTATACCCAGTAAGGTTAAATGCAGTACCATTATCATTCTCCACTGTAAAATCAATGGTGAAATCCGCACCTTGGTAAATCAATAAGTTGGATACAGCACTAGCCATTCTCTAATAATTTCCTATATTATTTAGCTTAAACCTATTTATCCTCTTTCTGGACTAAAGTATTTACAAGTTCTTTTAGTTCATTAACTTCATTACGTAAAACTTCTAAATCTCTATCCTTCCTTAATGCATCTTGACGTGCTTTTTTATAAGCCTCATATCCAGACATATCAGTATTTAAAATCGCATTAGATTGCGGATCTCTGCCTAAGGAGTTGTGTCCATCGACAGGGATTAATTCAATTTCATCCATTATGCTAAAGCTATTGCTCTAAAGTCTTTTACCCTTGGTATGTATGGTTGATTACGTCCTAATAAAGAAATCTTAATTTGGAAACCATCAAATTCATCAGTGTCTTCAATAGTATATTCATAGTCAGTAAATGTACTTAGATCATTTTGAGGAATTAAAGCACCGTTATCTGGCACACCTGTAGTGTTAAAGAATCTAAATTCTAAATCATCAAGGCTACCTGCATAACCAACAGGAACCAACTTGTACATTACTACAATCTTAGAATCAGTCCATGTGTTTGCTGCACACATGACTTTCAATCCAGTTGCACTCTTCTCCATTCTAGCAACCTTAGTAATATAGTTAGAAGCACACTCTCCACCAACACCACTAGTAGGTTCTATATTATTGTATACATTACCTGTTGTAATAATCTGGCATCTAGTTAGGTCAACAACAGGAGACAGATGACTTACCTCTGTAGTAAGATCAAGTTCCATAGTGAATGACTTAACGTTATTCATTCTATTAATTTCATTTAGTTGGTTTGCAATCACCTTAGTTGCAGGGAAGTAATTCTCTTCTCCAACAGTAACGTCAGTATATGCAGTGTCCTTAACAAATGATGTTTCTGCACTAGAAGTACCGAAAGGACCACAAGATGTTCCACTTGTACCTTGAACTCTAACAGCTAATCCTGTTTGAGGTTCTATCTGAGACTGTATTTGCGGAGTAAGAACATCCCAAGGAATGTTTTGTGATACAAGAATGCCAGGACCTCCAGACTGAATACTCTTACCTGCATTCTTAGAGTTAATCTTTAAGTTGTAACTATGAGGACTATTGATAGAGATAATTCCACCAGTTGTACTATTATGAGTTGTATTGACCAATGTTAGTGGAATACCTGCAATGTTATAGCATTGAACTACAGCATTTTGCAAATGAGCTTTACCAGTACCCGTTCCTGAAGAACCTGAATAGTTTCTACCAGAAGCATTGATAGTTAACGTATTACCATTAATAGCCTCATATGCAATTATTTCATCTCCACTACCATTTTCTTCTGTACCAAGTATCTTAACGAAACCTAAGTTAGAACTACTTACCGCAGAACCACCTATCGTAGTATGGAATTGAGATGCATCAGCAACAACTAATTGTGCACCAGTTGCTGTGGCCGACAATCCACCAGATGCAGATATAGTAGTATCTGGAACCTCAGATATAACACCGCTAACGTCAACATAGTTAAGTGCAGATTGCATACCATGATTACTATGGAATACTCTTATTTCATCACTACCTGCAGTAAACTTCATTGAATTAGGTGCAAGTCTTAAAGAACCACCATTACTTTCTCCAAGAGTAGCGTTCTCTAATACTAACTTAGAAGGTGCAGCTGTAGTAGGTACAGTAAAGTCTGCTCTGTAAATCTTGAACATCAAATCTTCTAACTGAGATGGAGTCCATGTAGATGCGTTCTGTGACTTGAATAGAACACCGATATATGGTTGTTCAGATATTTTCTCTCCAAGGTGTGCAGCATCAATAGCATCTCTACCAAGAATTGAAATGAATACCTTATACTGGTTGGAGTCTGATGTAATCACAATAGCATGTTCTTTTCTTTCCTGTATGAATACTGGAGACTTGAATGTAAATGTAGTAGGCTTAGAAGCATCAGATGATGTAAATACATCTTCAGCATCTAATACAACTTTTGAGAATGGCAACACTGTCTGTGTTGGAGTACCATTTTCAACAGTTCTAATATCAACAGCAACTGGAATTTCTGGATCTTTAGTAAAGAAGAATAAATCAAGCTTAGTTAAGAATACTCCACCATCAAGTGCAGAATCATCAACAAGGAAAGTTTGTGCAAGAGGGTCAACCCATCTTGTCTCTTCAGTTTCATCAACAGAAACACTTGTAAGTGTTCTAGCATCCTTCATTTGCTCAGATGTTACCTTAGCATTTCTTACAGATATGATAGTCTCCTGTGTAGTCTGTAGAATACCAGATGAAGTAAATTCTACCTCACCACTACTATCTGATACGCCAGGTACTTTACTATCACCAGCAGAATCACTCAATCTAAACAGTTTAGTACCAGTCTTAAACTTCTGTACACCTTGTTTGCTAGGACTGTCAATAAAGAACGATCCTTTAAGTTTTCCTTTCTTATCTGTAATTAAATCTTTATTAGATACTTTTGCAATAGCACCAGATGTTTCTCCTATAATATAATCATTAATCTTAGGAGAACCAAAGTAAGTACCCTTGGCCTGATCACCAAGAGATCTAGTATCAATATTAATGAATGCTAGGTTTGATGTATAATCTGTTGTGGATGAAATATCTGTACCGTCTAATGGGTTGATTTGGAATCCATCATTAGGTGCAGATACCTTTCCTTTAAATCTGATTACTGGTTTAGCAGGAGCAGTAGTAGCAGATACAGATACAGTTTCACCAATCTGGAAAGGAATGTTATTCGTCTTTGGATCAGTAGATGTATCCTTAATAACTCCCATGATCTTAGGAGTAATAAGTTTCTGAGGTAGTGCAATACCATCAAAGAATGGATAGAATTTAGTTCTTGGTTTTAACTTTTCACAAGAAAATTCAATATTTCTTGAACGCATAAACTGAATATGCTCTACAGAAACAACTTTATTACCCAATGATTCCTGTTCAATCACAGGAGTTACTCTATATCTAATACCTGTTCTTGTTTGTTTTGTGGTAGTTGTAGTAGTTGTAGTGACAGTTCTACGTTGCTGTCTTCTACCTTTTCCACCATCAGTTCTCCATTTACCAGTTTTCTTATTAATGTCAGTTCCAGTCCATGTGGTTTTCCATGAGTTCCACTGTATAGGTGCAAAACCATTTTGATCTGCATTGTAATCTCTAACTGTAGTTAAGAAATTACCTTCTACAACAGGACCTTGAATAGGACTGAGTGATGTTGTATCTACCCAGTTGTCTGATTCTGGATATAGTTGAATATCACCCATGTATGTAAATACGTTAAATGGGTTGACATTCTCCACACCAGATGCATAGGGCTGATCAATTAAGACCGAATCAGTATATGGAAGAGTAACTATATCTTCGCTACTGGTAGTAACATTCTGTGATGATGTGCTATATGTTATGGGTACTGCAGTAGTATAGTGAGTTGGTCTAAGTTGACCTTCTTCAAAATCAAGCGAAACTCTATAGTCTGGATGTAAGGTATCACTAGTTGCAAGACTTGCAAAGTTATCTACTACAAATCCATTCTTAAATCTGCTAAGACCACTAGTGTCTCTAATTTCCATACTTGCAGTCTCACTTTCAAGTAGTGATAACTGTGTATAGAATTCAAGTGTCTTAATTCTATCTTCTAACTGTTGTATATCTCTAAACGTATATCTCTTGAAGTTTGTTTCTTTAATCTCAATATCTTCTTCAACATTGAACACATATGGTTGATATGTCAAAGTTCCTAATAACATTGCATCATCAAGGTCATCAGGAGATACTGGATCAGATGCAGGTGCACCTTTGACTACCTGAATTAGACTGTTCTTACTCATAAAGACTTTATCTACTCTTCCAAGATAGTATTGTAAACTTAGAAGTGTAGTATCTCCTTGGCCAGGTATACCTGTTAAGTTACCAGTAAATGCTCTATTTGCAAAATCAAAATACTTAGTGTCGCTTAAAACATATGGAGAAGTTATAGAACCTGCATTAGTTAATTTTTCTGTAACTATTGGTCTGAAGTCAATTACGTTTCTGAGAGGGTTGTCACCGAACTCTGGAATTATCTTGTAATCTTCAGTAGGATATGAATCTACAGTATATGGATTGATACCTGCTGTGGTTAGGAAACGATCGAATATAATGTAAATTCTATTAGTTGGTTCTGCATAACCAAACTTTCTAACAATAGATGAGTAGTCGTAATATTGATCTCTCTGACCATCATCTAGAGTGAAACTGTCAGTAATATCTTTTGATCCTAAAGTTGGAGAACCAGCAATCTTAAGAGTAGCACCTCCATCAGCAGTTATGGTTTCATTGTCAGAGAATACGTCACCTTCAATTGGAAGGAAGTAAACAATATTACCATTAGTTGCAACCACTCTAGCTCTAGAACCAGAACTATCTCCAGTAATAACTTCGTCTACAGAAAGAGCACCAACTAAATTGGTCTGTGTAAAGTTAGGTATTACAGGATCGTTTGAATCTTGAGATTCTAATACAGCTTTTAATTTATATACATCACCAGTACCAAGAGATATACGAGTATCACCAATTCTATGACCATAACCAACTAGAGACTGTGTTAGTCCATTTACAGCAGATCCAAAGGTTTTATCTACCTTTAGAACTTTCATCTTCTCATTGGTCTTTGCTTTTGCAGATCTATTAGAACTGTAAACCGTACCAATAACATTTACACTACTAACACCACTGAGACCTTGAAGCGTAACACTCTGAGTATTTGCTGAACTACCACTAATGGTAAATCCATTACCTGAGGTTAATACATTACCATCACCTGTACCTCCAGTAACAATAACTCTAAAGTCATCTGCATCACTAGCATCTCTCCATACAAGGCCAGCACCTGCATCAATACTTACATTACCACCACTAACAGATTGTGCAGTAACACTCTTTCTAAAGAAACCAGCTGGATTTTGAGTATTGTCATTATTAGTATTCTTAACTGCCTTGTATCCAAGAGGTGATACTAATGCTTTATTTTGTGCTTCTTTAATTTCAGCACGAGTTCTGACAATAGCACCAGTAACATTACCATTTGTCATGTTACCTGTATTAATCTTGGTTACATTAAATGCATATGCACTACTCAAAAGAGTTACTCTTGCTCTGTGTGCTACGCCATTATTTCCAAACTCAACAATATCCCCAACTCTCAACTGACTATTATAGTTTGAAAGTGTTGAGGTTACAGTTGCGGTGGATCCAACTCCAGTACTATTAACTGATGATAAGATTGTACCTGAACCAGGTAGTGCTACCTGAACATCTAATACTGCATCAGCAGTACCTGCACCACTATTAAATGCATATGACTTAACATCACCCATACCAAACTTGGTAATTGTAGAGATAGTTCTACTTCCACTAAGTCCACCATTTCCACTTGAAGCTGCAGTATCATAGTCTAACTTCTCACCTACAACAAACTCACCAGTAATATTAGTAAGATACCCAGTTACACTAGATCCACTAACAAGAATAGCAGTAGCACCAGATGTTCTACCTACAACAAGTCTTTCAGCAGTCCAAGATACACCTGATCCAGCCCCAAGAACAATCTGTGTATAGAAATCAGTGTCAACAACATTTGCTTTATAGGTATTTGTAGTTGCAAAACCAGGAGTTCCAGAGTTTTGATCCACATCAATCACTCTAGTTCTACCAATAACAGTACCTGCAGGTGTGCCTGGTGTTGTGGTTACTACGTCTCTAAGCTCAACGGTCTCATATATTGTTGGTACTACATGTACATTTGTCATCAAGACAAAGTTACCAAAGTTTGATGCTATAGATTTATTAGTTTCTGTCTCAAAAGTTCTTGGTTTCTCTACATCTTTATATGTGGTAGATAATCTTTCTGTCCTGTAACCTTGTACATATGCTTGTCCAGAAGATAATTGTACAGAAATATTTGCTTCAGATGGTGAAACACCTCCAGAAGTAGTGCCATTTGCAGTATATACACCATTATTAAACCCATCATCTAGGTTTTCTCTTACGTCAAGCTTAAATTTCTTAACGTAATAATCCCCAGACTCTTCTTTAGTCCTAGTTGCAAGGATGTCATTGATAAATCCCAACTCACTACGCTCTACCTTTTTCTCTAATTTACCTGCATTAGTACGTAAAAGTTCAATAAAGTCAGCAGAGTTTGGATCAGTAAGTAATTTTTTAACTAATGTTAGTGTAATCTTAAATCTATCTGCACCTGGTGCTGAGAAGTTAGTGCTTCCAATAGCATTATCATATAACGTTGCGTCCTCATCAGCAGTTATTATCCTTTCTTCTACCTTCAATCCTACCTTGTATGATGGATTAGTCTCGTATTGGTCTAATATAATAGTCTGTTCGGCTACATTAGCAAAGTATCCTCTAACATAATATACACCAGCACCAACGTTAGCAGTTGATCCTTGTGAGTTTGCATTAGAATTTAAGAGTTGTGCAAGAGGTGTTCCAGCTGTGATAGTTGTAGAAGCGTAAGTAATATCACTTTCACAGGTAAATGTCTCACCATCAGTAAATGTGGTGGTAACATTGTCGTTAGCCTTCTGAATATAGTTTATGTAAAATGAAATATTGTTTCTTGTTGATGTAGTAGCACTAATAGAGAATAGAATACGAGCACGAACACCAGATGTAGATCCCTTAATAATCTGACCATCAAGTGCAGTTCTATAGTTTTCTACATCAAGATTAAGATAAGTATTTTGAATTATGACACAAGGAACTTTCTTGTTAAGAGTAGTACCACCAGGAATTACCATGGCACCTTCTTTATACACACCTTGACCAAATGTGTCAATTTGATTTTGTAATAAGCTCTGAAGCGTAGTAAGTTCTCTAGCTTGGACTGGATAGCCAGGCTTAAAAAGTACTTTTAGAAAACCCTTATTTGCGTCAAAGTCGTCGAAATAAGGAGCTATATTCAGGTTCGTATTCTGTGCCATTTAGAATTCAATTACTACTTTGAGCTCTTCGTTTTGATCCGCAGATCGTGTGATTGGGATCCTGTTATCAATATAAAGTATTTCACCAGAGTTTAAATCAATCTCTTCATTAGCATATCCTGCAACGAATGAAAGACCCAACTCATACACAGAAACACCAATTGTTATCTGTGCTAGTGGAACAGCAGATGTTCCAAAATTTGTATCAGGAGTAGCTACAAATCCAGTAACATTACCTGTTATCTGGTTTGCACCAGAAAATGAAATTACATTACCATTCACAGTACCATCTTCAGAATTCTGATAATATTTCAAAACTTTAGTTGTAGAGTCATATGAAACTACAAATCCTTTTGCGTTTGTTGTTGCTTGTGTTATACTTTCACCTGGTGAAAAGTTACCAGTAGGAGATCCAGTACCAGACTGAGGAAAGATTATTGCTTTCACAGCAGATCTAGTATTTTGACTACACACTGTTGTAGTATTGTAGTCGAATGGGTTAAGTACAAGACCAACCCTTCTGTAAGACAAGTCATTTGGAAAATCTACAAATGCACTAGTAGTTTCTAACTTACTAGCAAACATTAAACGATAAGAACCAAATTCTCTTACAACATCAGCACCATGACCTAAGTTTGGTGGAAGTATAACGTCAAGAGACGCATTTAATCCACTACCTATGCCAGGAATTAAAGCAACATCAATAGAAGCAAAACTATATCCAGATCCTGCAGACGTAATTGTCACTGAAGTAATCTTAGATGATTCTACTTTTACTGTACAGAAAGCCTGAGTACCACCATTAATTTCCCAATCCCCTCTAATAGGAACATTGGTATAATCTTTGTTATTGTATCCAGAACCAGCATTCTCAATAACCACAGTATCAACTGAACCAGAGTTTGCTGCAGCCTTAACTAATGAATTAGAAATAACTGGGATAAACTCAGAGGTAACAAACTTTAGAATATTATCAGCATCAATAGTGTACATATATTTCCATCTATAAGAATATACGCCAGGACTATCTGATGTTTCGATAATAGTTGTTGATGTACCAGTAGGTTCTACCAAAGAGGGTCTACCTCTTGGGAAGTCTGGGGACTGACCATTATAAAGACACTTATAGACGTTAAAGTCTGAGTTCATCACATAGAAATTACTGTCATATAATCTAGACGCACCATTTGCAGTAGTCTTAGTAGGAGAATAATCAGGTTTATACATTGAATATGTACGTCCAACTCCACCAGTTGTTTTTGTAGGATCAATCCAATCAACCCTAGGAACTACCAATGCTGTATCGGAAATATCAACTCTCTTAAAGCCCACGGAATCAGCATACACACCACGTGCGTACTCAAAACTATCAATAGGCTCACCTGAAGGTGGTACATCTGTACTACCCCAAGATTTAGATCTACCTACAAACATGTACACCTTATTGGTGGCCTGTAGAGTGTCTCTAAAGCTTTCAGCAGCGTATATTCTAAATTTATCAGTAACTAATGCCATGCCATTAAGCTTTTGTTGTTATTTATAATGATCTCAGACGAACTTCTGGAAGAAGCGAGACGTTTCCAGTAATTGTGCCAGGATAACCTACGTCTAATAATCCTCCGTTTGCAGGATTGACTCTACGCAACTCATTTGGAATTTCAATTGTGAAAGATGTATTCCCAGTCCTAGTTATATCATATACTCCGTCTGGTGGAATATAGGTAATGAAGTTAACTGCATCTGATTGATTTATATTAGTTCCAGAACTGAAATCTAAGAATATTCTATTCTCACCTGTTTGCATATTATGATCACTAGAAGTTGTAACGGTCACAATCCTAGAACTCTGACTGACTGTATAAGTTCCAGTAATCACATTGTGTGCATAAGCAGTTGTACCCATAAATCCTCTACCTCCTGTTGCAACAGTTAGAGTATTATTAACGGTATCTTTTGCACCAAACAGAATTCTTTCGTTTCTCCATCCTATTACATTACCAGAACTATCAGTATTAGGATTATAATAAGGAATAAGAACTTCACCTTCATCTGCGAAACCATACTTCTGAGAAACATTGTACCAAACGTTTCTTAAGTTCAATGTAGTATCAGTAGCATTGATAGATGATGTAAGATAAGTAACCCCAAGTAAATTAGAGTCAGAAACAATTCTGTTTCTTTCAAATCTTTCAAGATGTATTGGATGTGCTGCAATAACTGTTGGAGTACTTGTGTATCCACTACCACCCTTTAAGTTAATAACAGATAGAACTTTACCACTGCCCTCTTCAATAGTTGTTTGTGCAGTAGCCCCAACTCCACCTCCACCTGTAAAGATGAGAACTGGAGGATTTTCATAGTTAGAACCTACATTGGTAATATTAACCTGTGTCACTGCACCACCTGTAACAACAGCCTCAAACTCAGCAACAGTCGGTCTCAAACCAGTGTATTCATATGTATCAACAGAACTAGAACTTGAAACAGTTGCAATTCTACGATCAGAACCCTCACTGACGATTTGCATTTTATCATTAGCATCAATAGAGTTAAATGTATTTGCAACTAGAATATCGTTAGGACCTCCAGTAAAGATAAACATAACACATTGGGACTGTGCTCTTGGAGGTTCACTAAATTCAATAACTGATCCTCTCAATGTATATGCAACGCCAGGTTCTTGGAATATACCATTGAGGAATATTAATAAGTTATTTGAAGGATTGACAGCCTCGTTATCACTCTCTAGAGAGAATGGTTCATTTTCATTCCTCATAACGAATGTTGTTCTACTACTATCAAAGTAAGGAGATAGATCATCTAGTAACACTAACTTACCAAAATAGTACCCATAGAAGTCCATGCCAGGTAAGGGTGGTTCGGTAAATGTTATTGTACTACCAGTATATGTGTATGCATCTGTAGTTCCTTTGATCTGGAATGTACCATTCAAGAATATCAAGAAGTTATCAGATGCAGGTAGTATTTGTGTACTACCGCCAGATTGTGTAGTGAATGCTGTATCAACTCCATCAAAGGTTACGCTACCTACCTTGATTTGGAAATCAGGTGACGTAGATACAGTTCTTGTGACACTATTAAGATTACCAGATCCACCTGCAGTCGTACCAACAGCAGTAGTAACGATAGCCCATAGTGTTGTTATAGTAGATGCAATATCTGTGCAGTCATTTGTGTCATAGACATTGTTTCCACTATCATTAGTAATAGTAAGATCCTTGATCTGTTTGCCCTTAGTGCCAGCGTTTGTGGTAACTGTAATGTTACGCATGATTTGATTACATATATCTCTGGCATGATTGAATACCTGTACTGATTCATCTTCTTCACCAGTCAAGTGATTAGATCCAACATAGAACTTAGCAGCATCATAAGTTGCATCGTTACCACCAAACTCAACGTTGTCAGCTACAGCATCAGTAAGTAGTCTAGTATCACGGAGACACTTAGTTTGATATACAGTAGAGAAGAGTGGATTGTTTGCTTGCATTCTACCATAGGCAGTAGTTGCAATAAAGTTAAGATTTTTTCTAATCAATGATGCAGCATCAGCACCCTTATCGTACTTGTGATAACCATGAGATACGATTGCTCTTGTAACTGAGTTAGAGCCAGCAGAAACAAATGTATGTCTGTCTCCCGTCTTAACGCAACCTGCATCAGCAGAATTAAACTTATGAGTATAATTACCACCCGTGATTACAGAGTTGGAAAGTGCAGATTGGAACTTATGTTTATACACACTAGTTGATTGTTCAGTAGTCAGAACATCAACTGTAATTGAATCAGGAGATGTAGAAATAATCTCTAATGCAGTATCATAGAATGGATCTTTCTTCTTAAAGAATGGAGCAACATAAATTGCATCAGTATCAGCATTAACAAATGTATGAACTGTTGTATTTGTAGAAGGTGTTTTAGTTAATACCTGTACGTCAAATGTGTTATGTGTAACATTTGATACTTCAATAAAGTTACCACTTGCAGGATCTTTATGTGTAATACCATCAGGAACTGCAGATGAGAATACATGCTTGCTGACATTAGTTGATGGAACACTATCCAAAATCTTAACATCAAACTCCCATTCAGTTACATTGAATATCTTCAACCACTTACCACTAGCATAATCAGTAGAACGTGGATATGAATGAGTTGTATTGTAGTTGTCTTGCTCACATACAAATGTTATAGAGTTGTCTGCAATTTTAACGTAATCATTCTCTCTCATTCCATGAGCAACAGTTGTAGTAATATGTAAAATACCTGTCTCTGGATAGTATTGAGTTCCAGTTGAGTTTCCTAATGTTGAATCGGATGCATTTAAAGCGAAAGATTCACCACCACCAGTCCAAGTATGAGCATATCCACCACCACTTTGTATAGCATTAGTAGCAACGAAACCAGGCTTCCATCTATGAGTTGATAAATCTTGAGATATACCAACATTCAATGTAATTGTGGTATCAGTTACCGCTAATATTGTTACAGCAGTATCGTATGCAGGATCTGGATTACCATCACCAGCAGTTGCACGAGGATATGTGTGGTCAGTTCCATAACTGTCTGTAGCACACTGGAATGTAAATCCATTATTTGCAAGTTTAACAGTTGTACCAACAGTCAAGTTATGTGCACCTATTTCTAGTATAAGAGCACCAGTGCCAGGATCATATGTACCATCTGTAGCAGTATGATTTACGATAGGAGACTTACCAACGTATACTGTTGCAGTTGTACTGTTAACTGCTGTAACTGCTGCCTTCCTACCGTAGTATGGATCTTTCGCTCTTGGGTATGTCTTAGTAGCAGTATTGCCATCCATTGCACAAGTAAAGTTCAGTGCATTAGGATAAAATCTTACACTGCTTGTTGCATGACTTAGACCTGTTGCAGTCGCTGACTGGAATACGTGATTTGTTACATTAGTAGATGGAATGATATCAAGAACTTGTATATCAAATGTATCATTTGTTACATTAAATATTTCTATCCATTTACCACTGATAGGATCTGTGGAACGAGGATATGTGTGGTCACTTGCTTGACTATCCTCGTCACATCTGAATGTTAGAGCATCGTCGTCAATTTTAATCAACTCTAATTCTGTAAATCCATGATTTGCAATAGTCAATGTCATGATACCTGTTGATGGCACATATACTGCATTAGTCACCTGATGTTGAGTAGGAGCTGATGCCCAAGTATTTGCAGATGGAGTGGTTAATACAACAAGTCCAGTTGCAGGATCATAAGTTGCAGAAGTAACACTTTTACTTGCGGGTGCAGATGCAGTCAGAGTTCTCACTGCTGGCCTTGGATATGTCTTAGTACCAACTCCTTGAGTGCAGTTAAATGCTAGTGAGTTATCTTTAATCTTGACAAAATCACCATTATTCAATCCATGACAAACTTCAATACAGTCAGTTGTAGAGGATATGAACGTATGTGCAGACAAGTCTGATATAGGTTGACCATTATTGTTTACATTTACAGTGATAGTGTTTGCTGTAACCGCAGAAATTGGTAAATTTCTTTGATATGCATAATCAGCAACACCAGCATTGACACCAGTACCACTAGCACGAGGATATGTCTTCTGTACAGTATTGCCATCAAGAATACATGTGAAGGTTAATGAATCTGGTACAATTCTAATTTTATTACTTGTAGTAAGATTATGTGCACCAATATTCATCACTAACAATCCTGACTGTGGATCGTAAGTAGTTCCTGTATTAACAGTGTACTTCTGGTCAGTGATTGACATTATACCTGTAGTTGCATTGTATGCAGCTGTAGATGGAGTTATCTTAGGTGCAGATACAAATGTATGGTTAGCAATGTTAGTTGAAGGTATAACATCAAGAACAGTGACATCGAATGTATTAGTTGTAACATTTGATACCTTTAACCATCTATCATAGGCAAAATCTGTAGTGCGTGGATACAGTTTTGTAGAAGTGTAAGCATCTTCACTACAAGTCATTCCTAATGATTCAGGCTTGAATTTAACCCAATCATTATTTGAGAAACCATGTGACGGTGCAGTAACTGTCATAACCCCATTATTAGGATTATAAGACACTGTTGTTAGTTCATGTCCAGTAAATGTAGTACGTGGATAACTGTGAACAGTTCTATAATTATCTCTATTGCAAGTGAATGAAACTGCTCCATCAGCAAGTTTAATTGTCTGGCCAGCATAGAAATCATGTGATCCAATAACCAATTCCATTTCACCGTTAGATGGATCGTATATGGCGTTTGTAGGGGTCTTAGTTACTAAAGGAGACTTACCTACAAAAGTGGTCACTGTGTCGCTTGTAACGGAGTATATGCCTAATGGTGCACCGTTTGCAGGATCAGTAGATCTTGGATAAGAATGCTTAGTTGCTCTAGCATCCATCTCACATGTAAAGACCAATCCATTTTCCTTAATTGTAATAACATCTTGTGCTTGTTTAATACCATTTGCTACAGCAGATACGAAAGTATGTGTTGTAGTATTAGTTGATGGAATGGTCTCTAAACATTGTATAGTAAATGTATTATTTGTTACATCAAAGATCTCTATAAACTTACCGCTAATTGGGTCAGTAGATCTAGGATATGTTTTAGTACCTGAGCCATGAGTACAGTCAAATGATAATGAATCATCTTCTATGAGAACTAGATCACCATTAGACATTCCATGACCATTTACGGTTATTACTACCTTACCATCTGCAGGTGTATAAACCGCACCAGTTGCAGTATGAGAAACCGCACCTAGTAAGTTATGGTTACCTAGGGTTAGTGTTAGTACACCTGTACTAGCAGTATATGTAGAGTTTGTAGGTGTAAAGCTGAACCTCTCATTCTTACCAACATTAACTGTAAATGAGTTTGTAGTTACCTTATCAATAGTCAACCAAGAACCACCTGCAGGATCTGAAGCACGAGGGTAAGTATGGTTTGTAGAATTATTATCTTTAGAACAAGTAAATGTTAATGAATCAGTATCAATTAAAACTCTATCACCCTTGATCATGCCATGACTTGCAACAGTCAATGTCATGTCACCTGTTGCAGGATAATACTTGACCTTTGTAGGTTGGAATTGGTATGTTGACAACCCTTGCCATGTATGAGCATCAGTGTTAGTAGGAGATGTTCCTTGTAGGGCATTAACTGTGATAGTAGTTGCACTTACAGCATCAATAGGAACATCAAATAGATTTCCGATTGGATCTGTAGCACGTGGATATGATGCAGTTCCACCACCACCATAAGAGCAACTGAATGTTAGAGAATTATTAGCAATTCTAATCTTATCATTAGTTGTTAAAGTATGACTGCCAATAGTAAGTTCTAAGTCACCTGTGCTAGGATTGTATGTTGCTGTAGAAGGAACATAATTATTAGTCAACTGAGATCCAATTTCAGATAATCCAAGGAAATCATTAGGAGTATATCCGTTACCTGCTTGATTTAATACAACATTAGATACACTGTTATTTGTAACTGTAATATTAGCTGTTGCACCAGATCCAGATCCAAGTCTATTTTTCAGTATAATATTATTGTATACGCCATTTGTATACTGTGAGCCAGGTGTTAGACCATTAGCAGTGTCAAAGGTTTTAATCTCATCACCAATAGTATCTAATTGGAAACTAGAGGTATATGATGCACGATCATAATACATCACAAGAACTGAAGATCCTACAAGTAAAGGATGCTTGAATGTTATAATATTATTTGCAAAAGTATAGTTTGCAGGATTTTGTGCAATACCATTAACTATAACAAACATCTGTTTAGACTCAGCAGTCTTACCAATCTTTGTGCCAATATCAATACCACCAGTTCTTATCTTAAACTGTGTATTGACTCCATCCTGATAAAGCCTAAATCCATGACCTACACCAGTTCCAATACTACTGAAGTTGATTGCAGCTCCACCAGAACTTTCTCTCAACTCTATAGTATTTGCATCAACATATTTGATAAAATAATTGTTACCACTAGTCAATCCACCAATAGCAGTTCCAGTTCTTGTATTTGGATAATTACCAATACTCTTTTCGGGTAGTGTTGATGGATTGTCAATAGCATCAGTTATAATTTTTGCAAAAGTAGTAATAGCACTCTTAACGTCAGCACAACCACCAGGATCGTTTGTAATACTTAAATCAGTTGTAGGTGCTTTTGTTGTATATGTGCCAATTGGTAAATCATTTGTGACTGCTAATAAACAAAGATCTCTTGCTTTATTATATGCAAATATAGTCTCTGTTTCTTCACCACCAATATGTCGTATATGATTTGCAGGATTAGATCTAGTTACAGTTGAAAGACTATCAGAACTAATAGCAGTAGTGACAATATCAAACAATACATCTTGTGCTGACTGAATAGGAGCACATGTAGCAAGATTGAGTGTAATAGTAGTATCAATCGTCTGAGTTAGACCATGAGATCCTTGAATAGCAATAGCTTCATTAACAATGACCTTACGAGCAAATTCTTTTGCTTTGTTGAACGCCCATATTGATTGTGTTTCTTCACCATCTAGATGAACTGTATTTACATAGTAATTTGCAGCATCATATACCTCACTGTTACCACCGTATGCTAGGTTATAAGCAACAGCCTCGATAACATCAACAATATCATCAATACAGTTTTGATTACCGCCAGGAACGCCAGCATATCCACCAGGAACACCAACTGTAGGATCAGCAAGCATTTGTTCAACTACTTCATTAGCAATAAAGTTTTTATTATCTAAAAGTAACTGTCTAGCATCACCATGTGCATTACTTAACAATACAACTCCACCAACATAATATTCTGCTGCTGTAACACTGAAGAAGTTACCATCATATCTTAGATCATTAGTCCATGCTGCAACAACTAGTCTTGTATCTCTAGCACAGGTTGCTGAGTTGTAAGTTAAAGTTGGATATGAAGCATTTAAAGCCCCTATTGTCTCTTCAACAATATAATCTATGTTGTTGATAATTAAATTTCTAGCATCTTGGAATCTATCACCACCAGCATTATAAGTTACACGTTGATTATCTACATATGGATGTCCTGTGAGAGTAATACGATTAGTTGTCGTATCTACCACGCTAGTTGATGATCCATCAAAGTTTATTGTGTTATCTGTAATATCATCAATCTTATATGAGACGCAAGATAAGATCTTTTGTATATCTAATAATTGTCTACCAAATATTTGAACTTCTGTAGGAACAACTGCAGTATAGTCTGGTTTACCTAGTGCAAAGTTATTAATGGTTGATAATTTACCAGTTGCTCTAGCAGATGGTTTTGGAGTAATAAATGTTGTACCATTAAATGTATCATTACCAGTATTAGTTGGTGATTGGAACCAAGCATAAGTGTCAGTAGATGCATCGTTAATAACTGGTAGTTGTCTATAGGTCTTAGATACTGTTTGAGTTAATACCTGTGTACCAACAACTTTAAAGCCTGCAGGATGAGCAGCAAACTTAAGTGGATTTTGCCAATCACTTATATTGATAGAAGATGATACATCATATGAGAATTCTTGGAACCTATTACTGTCATATACTCTCTGTTCATTAAGATCTAAGAAACCAGTAGTGCGTTCCCATGTTTTTGCAGAATCACTTATGGCTGATACTTCAAATACTGCATCTGCTTTACTAAACTCATGGATCTGACCAAATGCTGCAGTTTCTTCACCAAATACAGGTTCACCTACTTTAAATTCACCTTCAACGATCTCTGCACTAACAACACGTCCAGAAGCATCCCAACCTTTAACAAATCCATAGGCTGTGTATGATGTTGGAGATGAACCTTGATAAATCCTCTCGCCTGGTGAGAAAGTAGCAGGTCTCATGTATGCAATGATATTATCACCAAGATCTGTCGTTTCTAATGTAAAATAAGTTATTCCATTAGCATCACCAATAGGATCGGATGTAAATGTGATGAAAGTTCCAAGGTTTGCATTTGCAAGACTTGTAGCAAGTCTAATCTGGTTATCTGCCAATCCATTAGCAGTGGTTCTTGCAATCGCATAATAAGTTGTGCCAGCAATTAATGGTGAAGGGAATACTCCATTGTTAGCTCTAAGAATTACTTTTGTACCTGTTGGTATCTTCGTATTATATGGGAAGTTTAATGTACTATTAGATTTTAACCCAACCCACGTATGAGTAACTTTTGCAGTTACTGTTGGTGCAGAGGTAAATCCTCTACCTGCACTAATTACAGAAACAGATTGTATAACTTCGTTCTCAATCTTAGGTAATAAACTAAATTGAGATCCTTGACCACCAGTTAGAACAATCTCAGGTACTGCAACAAAATTTGAACCACCATCAATAACATCAAGATAATCAATAACTTGAGTTCTAGTAAGTTGTAAATTAAAGGTAGTGTTTAAAGATGGTTTTAAAGTTTTATCGTGACTGTAGTTGTAAGTAATATTATCACCACTTACTTTTAATATTCTACCAAGATCAGATGACTTAAGTAATACTGAAGCACCAGATCCAGTTGACTGAGTAATTGTAACAACAGGTACACTTTGATATTGTACTCCACCATCTTCTATATTAATAGCAGAAACACCTTCATTCTGAATAGAAGCATTGAACTTAGCATTGATACCATTACCACCACTAACAGTAACATCTGGGGCTGATAAGTATCCTGATCCACTATTGGTGATAGTGATAGTATCTACGGACGCATTAAGTAAAGTTGCAACAGTTGCCCTATCAGCATGTGACAGTGCGGTAACTGTCACGGTAGCATCATTTGCAGGTGTAGCACCACCTAACTGATCACCTGCTATAGTAATAATTTGAGTTAATGCATATGTAGTACCACCATCGGTGCATACTAGACTGGCAATATTTCCCGAACCATCAGTGACAACAGTAAACTTAGCACCACTACCACCAGGAGGTGCAACACTTGCAGCTGGTACGTCAGTATAAGTCTGGCCTGCTCCATAATTGCCACTAGATTGTGTCGTTAATGATACACCTGTACTATCAGTAGTAATTGATCCATAATAAGGATCTCCTAGAATAATAGAAGGAGCTGACCTATAATTAGAGCCTGGATTTGTAACATTCATCTCAGTTAACTTACCACCACCAGATACAACAGCAGTAACTACTGCCTGTGTGCCACTTATAGAACTGATTGTTGCTTGTGAATCTCCACTATAAACAGTGTCAGTATCAACGAACATAATATAACCAAATTGACCTGCACCTGTTTTAGTATTCTGTAGAGGTTTAATTCTTAGTATTGAAGTTGTTGGATCCCAAGAGATAACTTGACCTCTTGCAGTAGAGTTTCCTATTAGTGGGTCTGATATAACAATTTCATCCTTAACAAATGATCCAAATACGTTAGTAACACTCAAATCAACATAATCAGGTAATGTTACCATAGCTGCGGGTAGAACAGCATTATTATATCCACTACCTTGATTAGTAATGGAAGTACCAGATAAGAAACCAGAAATGGTTGCAACAGCAGTTGCACCAGAACCAGATCTAGTAGATCCGCTTAATGATGGTAATGAGGAATAGTTTCGGCCAGGATCACCAATAGAGACACTTGCAACTCCACCAGAAGGATATATTGAATTTGTAGTAAATGATACACCATTAGCAACTGTATATGCACTTTCTGGTTCTAGAGCAGTAGAATACGTAAATGTATTGTCTGTTTTAGAAGTAACAATATTTGTACCCGTAACAGGGTCATTAATAACAGTAAAGTAACTTCCAGTGATATTTCCTTGAAGATCGAAGTAATAGAAGATGCCAGGCAAATCTTTGATCAATATTGTGATTGAATCTTGCTCATTGTCACTTACTGGAATTATTTCTTCTGTAACATTCTTATAAGTGAAAATATCGGTATTTGAAGGATCAAAAGTGAATGCAAGAAGTTTTCCTGCATTAGAAGCATCTTCAGTCGTAAATTTGTAACTATGACCCGTAATAAGTTGTAATTTTGGTTCTTTGACGTAAACTTCGCTACTTCCGATATTTGCAGCTGCAATAGTTGCAAAATTACGTTTTACCGTAAATCTACGAAGAGTTTCGGTTCTAATAACGGTATAATCAGTTTTATTCCATTCAGTTGGAACAATTCCCGAAATATTGACTGTATCACCAATTCCAAGTTGATGTGCCTTGTCACAATGGCATTCGGCCTCCATTTCAACTTGTGTAAGTGTAAGTAGGAACCCAGTACCGCCAGCTCCATTTCCTATGTTAAGATTGTCTACACTAATGGTATCACCAATGTTATATGCAGTACCAGTGTCTGTAATTGTTACTGTTGATACAGAATTGCTTGAAACAACGATAGTTGCCTTACCGCCCTTTCCAGAAGCACCGTTATTGGTAGTAATTATTGGAACATCAGTATATGTGCCATTTGCATAATTATTACCCAGTGAGTTAACACTCCAACCATTTTGTACTAAATTACCATCCGTACGTCTTCTTAAGTATCTCCAAGACATAGAACCGTCAGATGCAGTGCCAGAAGTATGTGTTGGAGCAGTAGAAGCTGAAGTTCCTGTTTCTACAGCTTTATATACTCTATCTGAAACATAAATGATGTCTCCGCCAGCAAATGCAGTAGTATTTGCGTATGGAGCTATCAACTTCATACTTGTTAAGGAGAAATACTCAAAATAGTACTTACTGCTAATAACTTTAGTCTTTATTGTTCTTTCAAAAGCATTATCTGCAATACTTACTACAATTTGGTCACCTACCACCAAATAATGATTATCTGCGGTTGAAATCGTTGTAGTATAGAGATCTGTTTGTGCACCTACAGAATTTGCAAGTGAATTTACAACTTCACCAGTAATTGATGAGACAACACCACTAACACCTTCTCCACCAGTGCCTGAGTTGTCAAAAAGGAGCCTATCATTAACTTTATAGTTCTTACCACCACCCTCAACAAGGTATTGATCAATATTAGAAGAAGAATACTTATTTGTTGCCGAAACAACTAATGAATCTGCAGTACCACCTCTAATTGTTGGATAGTAACTGAAATAACCAATACCATCCTCCAGATAAGTCAATACCTCACCAGTCTCCATCACAATCAAAGTTGTGGTGTCTTCCATTGCCAAATAGAAGTCTACTTTGTTATCAAGTGGTTTTCTTTTCGCTACAATGTTATCAGTGCCGATATATGGTGCTTTGTACCTAGTTGCATCTTCTGTAAAGTTTTTCTGTACTCCATTTCCATCCCAGTTAACTTGATCTGCTTCACCGTAGAAATTAGGACCTATAAAGTATGGAAATACTGGTTCACCTGCAACACCCTTAATAGTACAGAAATATGCATAAACTCCATTTGGATATTCTGGAGTTACGCAGTATCTGCCATTATAACGGTCTAAAGTACCTAAACCTTCCACATACTCATAATCTTCAATAAACGTCCCCATAGGTTCTGTCATACCGCTTAGAAGAGCATCTCTAGACTGCTTCAATCTATAACTGGTAATCGCCAATGTATATGAGTTATATGGACTTACGTTTTCTGGATCCTCATATCCATAGCATCCATATATGGGGTGGCCATCGTATGCCCAACCTATAATAGGTGAGTGTGAGGTAGGATTAAGTTCTACAAGTTGATCATCAATATTATCTTTTAATATAAACCTAAGTTGCTTAGGGTTATAAAGATAAGCATATTCTCCACCATATAATAAATCATTCTCTCCTCTAAATATTCCTCCACCACCAATATCAGTAGTTTTTCTATTTGTAAATTGATTTGAAGGAAGTCCTAGTTCTTCATAGGTTGCAGCTTCGTTATATGTTAGTTCTGTTAAGTTTGTTTCAAATATTGCACCTGAGCCAGGATATACGATACTAATACTTGTAGCACCTGATGAATAACCTGCACCTTTGTTTGTAACAACAATATTAGTAACAATATTACTACTACTGTCTACCTGAGCAAATGCAGTTGCACCAACTCCGTCTCCAGTGATAATAACGTCAGGAGCACCAAAGTATCCACTACCACCAAATGTAACAATGATACTTTCAATCTTTCCGTTCAATATGGATGGATATGCAACAGCACCATTACCAGAAATTAGATTGATAGTTGGTTCGTAAGTATATTCAGATCCTGCATCGGTAATACTAATAGTATCAATAGGTCCTCTACAAACAGCAGTGGCAGTAGCACCAAATCCACCTCCACCAGTAATTGCAACAGTAGGGATGCTAGTGTATCCAGATCCACCAGCAGTCACAGAAATACCTGTTACAGCACCATTAGTGATAATAGCGACTGCAGTTGCCTGTGTGCTACTAGTAGCTCCACCACCTACAATTGAAACGATAGGTTCTGTTACATATCCACTACCACCATTATCAACGTTAATATTAGTTACTGATCCAGAAACTGTTACTGTTGCAGCTGCTGCTTCTCCTTCATATTCCCAGTTAATAGTTCCATGCTGCACAATACCGCTTACATGTGTTGGTTCTGTCGTAAGAGAAGCTCTACCAGTATCTGTTGCTCTATATCTACGGAAATCGCCACCACCAATGTCAACTTTGACTCTAGTGAAGATTGAGTAGGTTTCACCTTTTTGATAAGTGGGTTCAAACTCAACTATTGGAGCATTGAGCACATCATAACCAATACCACCGTCAATTTTGGTTATTGTCTTAATACCACCAAATTTTTTGGTAGTTTCTCCCTTATATGAATAAAATGGAACTCCATTTGCAGCAATACCTATTTGACCAATAGGAGTAGGAGTTTTTGTACTTTTTACAGTTGGTGTAAGAGGAATACGCTTCAAATACCTTTGATTGCCAGGATCTAGGCCAGGATTATTAAAAGGTCCTATCTTATGAGAAGGAATACCAACAGATGCTACAATAGCGTGGGTATCTGACTTATATGTGTTCTGAACGTCTGTAGTAAAGTCTTTGATGACTGTATTGATTGATGCATAGTCACTTCTACCAAATGCAAACTCTCTAGCAATGAAAAACTCCTTTTCGGGTTGACCTGGTGCAGGAATACCAAATTTAGGAGAACTACTAAACTTAAACTGGAATTGGAAGTTATCTACGATACCTATGACATCATGTTCGTTATTGTAGATGTCTTCGTCCGCATTTAGAATTCTTATTCTGTCATTACGATTTAATCTATGTTGTTCTTTAGTAGTAACTGTACAAACAACACTACCATCAGATTCAACGCTTGATAACACCGCTGTGCTACCTCTGAGTGCCTTTCTGACGTTGTATATGAAACTATCCCATATTGGGTCAATACTATCGAAACCAGGTGCACTAGGGGTGCTTACCTTACTATCAGGAGTGTAATACTTACCACCATCTCTCAATATGATGCCTTTAGTTCCACCATACACTTTTAACTGGATTTCAGACCCATCTACGTTGCTTGTACCATAAATCTTGAATGCTGCAAAGACTTCTTGACCTGCATCATGTGCTAGGACGGAAGTATTCTCTCTACCACGAGTACAACCTAAAAATTGGTTAACAGTCTTGTTAGCATAGGTTATAATTTCATCTTCTATTCTAAATCTGCCATTTTCTTCAGGCCAACCCAAAGTAGAGTCAACAGTTACAATATTATCAGTAATAAGATTTCCAATATCTGAAGAAAGCACAGTTTTGTATGGAGTAACAAAAGATCCTAGTGCATTATTTGTATCTACGTCAATTTCGTAAATTACAGTGTTCTCAGTAAAGACTTCTACAACACCTTTGACGTATATACGTGCAGCATCAACATTTGGATCATTTGGGTCGGCTTCTTGGTACAATACTTGCCCAACTAGCTCAGAAGGGTTACCAGAGACTGCTACAGCACGAATTACCTCTCTAGAAGTGTAATATGCATCGGATGGTTTGAATATTCTGTCTCTTGGATAGCTAACTTCCGATTCTACGCCAAAAAGTGTCCTTAAGACGAACTGAAATGACCTTGTTGACCCCTTTGAAGCATAAAAGTCCTTAATTCTCTTAATTACAGTAGATTCAGTAACTCCAGTTGCAAAATTCTTCGGATAAGTCGATAAAAACTGTTCTTTGAACTTCCCAAGTACATAAAGTGGGAAAATGTTGTTCAAATTGACAACTTTGTCGCCAATTTCATGACTTGCAGCTACAGTTTCCTCAAAATTGTACTTTCCGACCTGTCCAATGGTCTTTACAGCGTTAAATCCTCTTGTGCAGTTCTCAAATAGAGTAGATTTCTTACTTTGGTAATAAATTATCTCATTTCCAATGCAAATTATACCTTCATTCGGAAAATCACGTGTACTTGCTACAGAAACTGATGTAGTTGTTGCATCAATAGCACCAATTAGATTAGTTTCCTCTACAAGGCCACCATAATTATCAATATTATAATAATCTCCCCAGTTTTGAATAATATCAAAACAATATCCCTTTAATTCTTGTGACTTATAATACTCCTTTACAAAATCTATAAACGTTGGAAAGTTATCTTGGATAAAACTTGCAAACTGCCCAGAAACATTGGTCGAAATTTTCGACCTAGATTCAGGACTAACCTCAGACGGTACTGGAGGTACAGTAACCGTTGTGGTGGGGGTAGTCCACGAGCTAACCTTCCATGAAGAATTTGTCATCTGTTATTTACTTATAACTGGACTCTGGTACGACTCCTGTACCAGATAAGTTTGAACCACTACTGATAGTGTCTTCTAATACACTAATCACCGTATTATCTATACCTATCGTCAAATAGGTTTCTCGCAAAGAAATCAAATCGTTTGATTCTGGAGTTGCAGAGATCTGTAACTGATTATTTGCAATAGAAGTTTCTTGAATAGTTAAATCATTCACCACAATTTCACCCATTGTATAATCTACAGTTCCCCATAGACCATCTATGTACTCAAAACTTCCATCACCCTTCACATAATACTTTCTCAACAGTCCATTACCATCATCATTGAGATAGTAAGTGTTAAAATCATCTCCAACAATCTTAAATCCGCTTGTATAAACACAAGAGCTTGTGGCCGTTCCTTGCTTTATGCGGTTACCATAGCATATCTTATAGTTCACACGTGCACCAAGTGACACGGTAACGTTCTTTCTCATCTTGAGACGAGTGATATTTGAAGTAATTGAGTTCTCTGAACCATCAATTATACTCTGAAGCTTTGAAAATTTGAACTTTCCACCAAATTTATTGAATTCTGAGCTAGCATTTAACGCTGTTAGTGCTGCAAGAACTGCATTTTTAACTTCAGGCGGTTGATTACGAGTAACATTAGGGTTAAAATACACAAAACTCGTCAAATCTATGTAAAGAATTGACGGATCAATGATAGAAGGTTGAACTGCAGCTACAGAATACTCTCTAAGTTTCTTCAAAATCACATTTTTTTCAGAAAGAGATAATTTATCCGCATTTTTTGGTTTGATTGCCAAGAAAACTTTGCCATATTCGGGTGGATCCGCTTCTTCTCCACCGTAACATGCAATAGATGCGACGTTTGGGTAGATTTGGGGTACGATTGCTTCGTAATCCCGTGTAGAAACTGCTCTTCCGAACGCAGAATAGAATTTTGGAGCTCCAAATTTGATAGATTCCGTACTTTCTGCGGCTGCACCTCCATCTGGGAACGATGTTATGGTAACTGTAATACCAGAAGTGATAGAATTACCTGCATTGTCTCTAAAATTACCAATATTTTCAAAAACTTTTAGGCCATTTGCTCCAATTCCAGAAGAAGTTGTATATTGAACTGAAACAACGTCTCCATTTGCCAAATCTTTACCTACAATTCCATCTCCAAATAGAATTTCTGGAATTTCATACTCAGATTCTTCTAGGAAAAATACTTTTGATGTAGAATCTATCTTTGTAATATCTGTTGCTTGTAGATAACGTTCTGTAACAGTTCCAGAAGTGACCTCAACACGCATTGAAGAAGTATCTGCATTATTGTTTGTTAATATAAAACGCTGTCTTTGGTTAACATCTCTTACAAAAGTATCTGTCATGTAGAGACCTTCAAACAAAGTCAATCCAGTAAATGTTGCAATACCACTTGTACTATCTACAGATACAGTAGTATCAATAGGAAGTGAGAATACAAAGTTGTTATTATCTAATCCTGTGAAGTTTAATACTAGCCCTCTTGCTAAAGTAACAGTTGCAGGGTATGGAAATATGGTTTGAACTGAAATATCTACTGTAGTTTGTGCAGAACGAGCTGATTTTGGTGTGTAACCAATCATTCTTGCAAGTTTTACTACGTTTTCTCGTAAAACTGCCGTCTCTAGGAACCCTTCATTGACTGTTAGGTTGGCATTTACTGCAGAATAGTATGTATTATAAGCTAAAACGTCCAAAAGTACCGTCAAAGACGATCCTTCAAAGTCATAATCCGTAAATTGTGACTGAGATCTTAAATAATCCTTTATTTGTGCCTTGATTTCGTTAAATTCAAGTGCATTTACCTGATTAAAAGCCATTATGGTTTAAATGCTATGTCGATATTATCAAATTTAGGAGGTATACCTAATATCACGTATGCTATACTCACGTCTAATTGATTTCTATCTTCAGTAAATTTAGTTTTTACTTCGTATACACCTACTCTAGGCTCATAAACATCAATTACATCCTTCACTCTACTCTTGAGTTCTGTTGCTAGTTCGGGAATATAGTTCTCGAATAACATTCCAATAATATTTCCACCGAATGCTGGATCAAAAGGTTTCTCGTAGAAGTTATACAATATAATATTTTTAACTGAAGCTTTTATGGCTGCTTCATTCTGCAGTGTCAAAATGTCATTTGTCACTGCGTTCTTTTCAAATGTCAATGAGAAGTCACGAAACGACTTCGAGACAATAGCCATTAGCTAAAAATATAACCTAGATTATATTTATACTTCTTTTTGTGACTTTTTTCTACGAGACGCATCACAGCGTGGATCTGTAATAAGATATCTACAATATTCATTGCCATGGTCGTAGAAATGATCACTCATATCTACGGGTATATTAGCATTTCTTTTGCCATCTACAATTCTATTTGCCTTGGCCACGATACCTCTTTCTTGCTTTGTTACGTGATGTAGCAGAGTACTTTGAATGTTGTCCTTTACCCTGTCTTGTTTTCTTTGGAGTAGACTCAATTGTAGGTTGACCCATTGAATATCTAGTTGCCATAATTTAACCTGCGAATACGTTTGATGAACCAGCTGCTACT